CGAGGTTCTGCTTGTACGCCGCAATAATTTCATCTGACCACAGTTCTGGAATGAACGTAGCCGCGTTTGCTAAAGTAACGGTATTGTTACTTGCGGGGGTTAAGTTTGCCATTGTAAATATCTCCTAATAGCTATTTAACTCGACCCTCAGCATATGCTTGGCGAATCTCAGCCGCCATATCTTGATATCTGTTAGGGTCTGTTTGCATAAGTTTAATAATATCAGCACGTCGATAAACTTTGCGACTAGATGATTCACCAGACCCAGAGACATTACCAGTTGAAGCAGACTTAAGCTGACGCTTGCGATCTGTCTTTTGCATCTCAGTAGTTTCTTTAACAATGTTCTGACGTTCTTTCCACGATGTAAGAAGTTCATCAGCCGCATCGAAATCAAACCGTTGATCTGCGCGTTGGTATAGTTCTGTTCGTACCTTAGACTTAGCTACCCACTCTCCAAACTTTTCACTCTCAATGATCTCTTTGAAATCAGGATGAGAGCTTTGCAGTTTATTCAGAATCTCTTGTTGCTTCATGCTACGCGAGAGTTCTTCTGCTTCTTTTAGTTTTGGATGATTGGCTAACTTATGTTCAATGTACTTGTCAGGATCATCAAATATGTCGAACGCTTCGACTTCTTCTTGTGGGCTATTCTTGGCTTCAAGTTGGGTCTTAACGAAATCATCAACAATCTTACGTAACTCACCAACTTCAGAAGATTGTTTACCAAGTAGCTTTTCTGCTTCCTGATGCATCCTAACAATATCTTTAAGATCTTTGTTCTGATACTTCTCTGGAATTTCGTCTTCAGCTTCTTGTATTTCTTCAGGCTCAGCAGGTTGCTCCTCTTCAGGACTCTGCTCTTCTACCTCTTCATCTTCTAATGTAGCGAGTGTTTCCCCGTCTTCTGGTTGATACTCGGGACTCTCATCTATAAAACGTGCCATATTGTTAAACTCCGTGGCTAAATGCCATTATGGAAATGTTATTTACGTGCGGCTCTCTCATGATCCTTAGCCCACCTATCGTCTTTATCAGGCCAACCATGACCAACGAAATGTGTTCGGACCGGAGAGATTATCCGTACTGAGGTTTCACCGCATTCCTTACAGGTTGAGAAGTCACAGTCTGACGAGTCAGCCCAGTCTTCTTCTGTATGGTTACATACGGTGCATTTATAATCGTATCGCCTAAACATTATTTTTGTCCTTGCAATACGTCATAAGCTGATTTGATGCCTGTTTCAAAGCGTCTCACTCTAAACAGTGCATCGCGTTCACCTTTGACAAACGCTAAATGTGTTTCACTCTTAATATCTTCTATACGATGTCTATCAAGAATTTCGTTAATCTCTTCGATGAATTGTTTCCAACCATCTGTCATAAAAAGATCAAAGTAAGTTTCGTAATACTTTTGTTCTTCGGGACTCAAAGAGTTTCTCCTAAATTAGATGCAAATATTATACCACAATTTTATTCATTTGTCAAGTCTTTTTCTTGACTCTTCGTTGTTTTTGTGGTACGGGTAGTCTTTTGACTTTCTAATTCTTTAATCCTGCTGTCAAGTTTTATCAAGATACCATTCATCTGATCAATGATTTCTTGGAACTCACGCTTGGTTACTACCATTTGATTGCCTCATCTGCTGTTCGACTATATCTTCTTTACTTGCAATTTCACGTTCTTTGAGTACAAGCTCTGCAAGTTTAGCTCTGCGCTCAAATTCTTTATCGGTTTCGTCCTTGACATCTACGCCCTTAGACATTGCCGCAATCCGTTTAGTCTGTGCATCTTCAGGAAGCAACTGAGTTTCAACTTCATTCTGACGAACACGAGACATGATCTCTTCATTCTGTGCCTGAATGTTTTGAATCGTTGCTTGCTTCTGCGCCATATCCATTTCCATTGCTTGTTGCTGTAAAGCTTGTTGCTGTGGATCAGGTTGATTTGCTTGACGCAATCCTTCAATAATTTCTTCACGGTTACTAAGATTCATGTTATCTACAATTGACTCAATTAACATTGGGTACATTGGAGACTCAGGACTCATAGTCTGCAAGAGTTGCACAAGTTGCGTTACTTCATATTCACGAGCAATAATTCCCAATGAAGAAGTAGTAATAAACTTAAAGTCTTTTGCAGGGTAACGCTCAGGATCAAACTGCATATACCGATGCGCAATCTTTGCAACCATAGGAATCAAGAATGATTCTTGGAAATTAATCAGTGTACGCTTATGACGCTTGATGATAGCACCCAGTGACATAGAGATACCTGCCGCTGTTGCGTCACCATTGATAGACCCAGGAATACCTGCGGCATCAATAGCACCTGTAGCCATTTGAACCATCTGCTGTAAGTTAGCGGCTTGATTAAATGTATTAGGATCAAGTGTACCAAAGTTAAATGGTTGTAAAATCTCAGCAGGGTTACCATTAGTTAAGATTGCTTTGCCCGGACGTACCTCTAGCTTAGCACCACGAGGGAGCCTAGAAGCGTCCACAGCCATCATTGGATGAACAGTCAATGCCAAGGCATCAATACGTGCGCGTAGTTCTGTGTCAAGGGCTTTCTGTGCGTTGTAGCCTTTCTCACAGATGCCACGACCCCAGAAGCGACTGGGAACAACATCCCAAGGGAAAGCAACAACAGGACGATCCTGCATCATGAATGGATTCTCTTCTGCTTTAAGAAGAGTACCGCCGTTGGCAATAACAATAATTGCTTCGACATACTCTGGCCCATCTTCAGCAATCTCATCATCTTCCATTTCGTAAACTGCTTCTTCAAACAGATCACGAGGCACAAGGCCGTAGTACTTCGTCAGACGGACTTTATCATCCGTATAGTAGGTAAGGTCTTGGTCAGGTTCTAAATCGCTGTCAGGAGCCGCTGTAGCGATCTCAACGTCATTATAAACCCCTTGCTCTTGCAACTGCTTGACTTGATGGTAGGGAACAAACTCGTCAATCGCAACACCTAGTGCATCCTTAATGTTGGTTGCAACAGGATCAATCAAGAAGTTCTGTGGCATTACAGGACGCAAGTTGAATACAGTACGTGTTGTTTCCATGACACCAACTGCTCGCATCTCACCGTCCATGATTGGTTGAGTTGCAGGTCTAAAGTCTTTAACTTCGTATCCTACAATCTCTCCAATACCTGTACCAAAAACAGCAGAGTTAATTAAGCACTCAGCAATTTGTTTACGCACACCGACAAAGTTAAAGTCTTCTGTGAGTTGCTCACGTACAAACTGAATGTCACCTTGGTTAGGATCTTGCATATCATCTTTGATGTCAAAGAACTTACCACGACCAAAGGTAGCCTCTTCAACTTCTGCTACACTAGACTCAACGGCCTGTTGTAGTGCAGGAGAGATAAGACGCGAACGCTCTGACGCACGCATGGAGTCTTCTTCAGCCCAGATGCCACGCCACAAACGATAGTATTCATCAAACTTTTCTTGATAGTTAGACTCAAAGTGGTCACGCCATTGGTTACATTTGTGAATAACCCAACCTTCCAGTGAACCGGGGTCTTCTTGATTGTGATCATAATCCATGTTAATATCCTGCTACAGGGTCTAAGATTTCAAAGTCGTCTTCTTCGTAGTCGTAGTAATACGACACCTTTGCTAACTGGTCAATGTAGGCCAGAGCATCTACTAAATCGTCATGCACCAAGGCGTTTGGGAACTGGAATAACTCATCGAGGAAGTTGGAGTTCCAGTCGCCTTTGTTTAATGTTATTTGACCGTGTTCAAAACGTCCTTGCAACGCCCATACTACACGATCAGTTTTCTTTTTGTTACCATGTGTCAACTCTTCTACGCGAAAGAATCGTTGAGATGATTTCATAATGTCAGTTAGATAAGGCAGTACCGCATTCTTCAATGCACCTTTCTCAATACCGACAGCAATTGGTTGGTAGTGATCAACAGCATCAAATATTTTCTTGGCTGTCTTTTTTATATCCCACCGTCCATGAATAATATCTGCAATCCACCAACCGTTTTCACTTGCTTTCACAACAGCGATTGCTGTTTGGTCTAGCTTTTTGTTTTTAGATTTGGTTGCTGACTCAACATCTGCAAAACCTGCAAGGTCAACAGCAATGTAGTAGTCCCCAAGCTCAGGTTCTTCATCATTAAACTGTACCCAACTTTCTTTAAAGATCTCTGACCCCATTGCTTCAAACGAGGCAAGAAACTCTTGGCGGAATGCATAGCTAGACATTGACTTCTTGGCTGTGTCAATCTCTTCAGGGTCTAGCAGTGGGTTATCGTATGATGTAAAGTGCCACGCCTTGTAGCTGTCGTCATCTCCTAACTCTGCATACTGGTAGAGTTCATAGAAGTGGTTACGTCCCATCGGTGTACCAATAAACATGGCTTCACCCTTCTGGTCAGCAAGCGCAGGACGTAAAATTTGTTCCCACACACTAGGTTTCATATCCGCATATTCGTCCATCACAAGGAACTTCAGGGATACGCCTCGCATTGTCTCTGGTCTATCAGCACCCTTGAGTGAGATCGTGCAACCGTTAATGAGAGTAATTTGCAAGTTGTTAATGTGAGAACTTTTAATGACAGGATGCGCTAACTCTAGCAAAGTAGACCACATAATGTCACGAGCCTGTCCCTGAGTTGGCGCAACATAAAACACATGACCACGGTTGGTTTGCAGTGCATAGATAATTAACTGCCAAGCCGCTAGTCGTGATTTACCTGTACGTCTTCCTGCCGCAACAATTTTGAAACGTGTCTTATCTTCAAAGACATCTTGTTGCCACGGTAGTAACTCTACATTAAGTTCTGTCATTTACGATTACGTTCAGGAGGAATTAAATAATAAAACGAACTAAGACCATCAAATTCATTTTCTAGTCCCGTTGCTTCTCCTTTTAATTCATCCATTGTCACAACCTCCTCCTGTACTGGTTGAGCCGTTGGCTCTGGTCCTTGCTGTACAGGAGGTAACTCAAAATCCAGACGACCCGGCTCCGTTGGAGGTATAGGAATATCTTGGAAGCCGGGTTCTCCTAAGAGATCTGCTTCATACAATTCCGCATGAGTCCTAAATTTTGCACGTTTATCTGGATCATTCTTTGTTTGATGGTAGCGACCCCACCATTCATCAACATCCATTGATTCTAACTTCTTAAAGTCAGAGCGATCACGCATCCGGTGGTCTGCAAGAAATAATACTTGCTGTTTATCTAAGTCTAGTTCAGCAGGGTTATAATCAACTGGTAACTCTTGTACCCACTCTGGTGGTTCTTCTTTCAGTACATCCTTGTAGAACGCTTTGATTCTATTCAGACCTACTTCAGCAGACTTACCTTTTCCAATTTCATACTGGAACGCACCACGT